TTGGTTCCCGAGCCGCTCGTGTTAGTGCTCGAGCCGCCCGTGTTGGGGGGAGGGGTTGCCGCCGCTGCGGGCGGAGCGTTGCGTGTGTTGGCAGTCCAGAACTGGCTATCTAGTTTCTTCTCGACATCAACTAGGCGAGTTTGGAACTCAGCCTGCAAGGCCACCTTGTCTTCACCCGTCTTATCAGCGTTGGCTATCTTTTCGCCAAGCTCGTCAAGCGCGTTTTGGTCGCCCTCAACTTCCCTGACGTGCATTTCTATGTCGGCTCGCTCGGCCTGCGCGTCTGCGAGATCATCTTTAAACTCGGCGCGACGACCTAAGAGGGTGTCATCGGCAACCTTGGCTTGAAGGTCGGCTTCCATGCGGCCTAGCTCTAACAGTCGGGCGTCGATTGTAGATGCGAGGCGGGAATTGTTGCGCCAGTTTAAGGCTGCATCAGCCTGACGGCCCGAAGCGAACCTACCGATTACGCCACCGAGAACGCTCCCGACACCCGCTTCGATAGCTGCGGCTTTCCCCGTTTGCGTGTCGTCAAATTCTTCGCGCAGGTTTTGCTGGATTTCACGAGACTGTTGGAGCCTGTCGAAGCCAGCGCCGAGACCAGCGCCGATAGTGCCCTCGAGCAATGCGCCTTCTTTCGCGCCTTGATAAAGACCCGCAACTCGGGCAGCTTTTCGAGACTGTCCTGACGCTCGAGCAGCCTGTGCTACTTTGCCAACCTTCGAGAGCTTGCTGGCAACACCAGCGTACGGGACAAAGTTAATTGGATCGGCGATTATCGCTCCGCCGTAGTCTCCGAGTTGATCCCAGATAGTGCCTCGTGAGGGCGCTCGCTGCCATGCTGCGGCAAGACGGGTGTGAGTTGCCTTATCGGCCTCACTGCCCATTTTGTACTTGCCCATGTCATAGCCAGCCGCACCAAAGTTGCTGTCGATCCAGCGTCGATCAGAGTACCACTCGTCCAGCATCTCGCTCGTGGAAGAAAATGACTTGCCTTGGCTTGCGTAATACGCACGGATGTCTTTCTGGAAGTCCCTGTTTTTAATAAGGTCGCTACCAAAAAGATTGTCGTAGCCAGATACGCCATCAAATGTTTTGTTAGCGTTGTGTGTCTTAATAGTTTTAAGAAAGCTCGAGATGTCGGACATTGTATCGGGTACTCCATTTAACCTGATCTCGGCAGATTACTCGGAGCACCCTCTTAGGTCGTCCTTATTGAGATGACTTTTCCTGCTCCCAAAGCTCGAGAAGCGCAGGATCGTTAGTTTGCAATGCGTTTATAAGCTGTCTCCTCGCGCTTTCGCCTGTGTACCCAAGCTCTGCGGCTACGGTTGCCGCATTATCTCTTATCCATTCCCTCATTTGCAACTGGTCGTCAGCATCGGGCTGCTCATCATCTCCGCTGGTAAACAGACGCTTTACCGCAGCTATGGGATCAGGGCCAACGGTTCTTAATTCGCCGTTGGGTGGCAGGTTCAGTGTTTCTGCAACAGCAGCCGCAGTGCTTGTTGGTGTTTGAAATACTGGTTCTGGTGGCGCTGTCGGTGGTGGATTGCCCACCCCACCGCTGGTCGCCTTTTCGAGTTGGCGAACAGCCTCACGGTTTTGTATTTGTCTTTGTAGGTCGCCTTCCAACCAATCCCGATAGGCTTGGACGTTATCATCGGCAGATAATCCCGTAGCGTCCTTGTATGCCTGCGTTGGCGTCTTCTTGATACCGTTGGACGGTGTAATTCTATTCCATTCTGTTACAACTCCTTGGATGCGCTGGGCCTCGACCTCCTCGTCTTCCGCTATGCGTTTATCCTCTAGCTCAGTAAGTGAGGCCACTTCCATTTCAGCGTCATTCACATAGCCCGCAATCCCCGCCCTTATTTCTTCGAGGTAGGCTAATTGGCCTTGAAGGGCTTGGACGTTGCCATTGATCGTTGATCTCATTTGCTCGGCGCTCGCGCCTTTGCCATACATATCGTCAGCGCCAGCCTGCCGCAAATTGCCGATCTCTCGCTGTAGCTCCAACATCTCGCCATGCAGCGCTCTCGTTAGCTGATAAGCCTCACCGCTGCCGTTGATCTCTTGCAGTAGCTCTTGGTAAATGGCGAGCTTCGTGAAGTTTGGCACATCGACGTTTGGTAAGTTCTTCGCCGCATCAAGTTTGCGTATCGCAGCGTCAATCTTTCCCAATGCGCCAGTGAAGATAGGCTCGATAGCAGAAAGGCTCGGATGCTCGCTAAAGTCGGCAGACACTATTCGACCATCCTCGCCAACCACAGTGCTTACACGATTAGCAAGTGCAGAAGATCGTTCGGCGGCATCGGTGTAAGCTGGATCAACCACGTTGTATTGGCTGTTGACGTACGCTTTGCGATTGAGTTTGTATTGCGCCTTGAACGCTGCCAAGTCCTCCGCTCTGTCCTTTAAATTCATGTCCTTGAATGTAACAATTCCCGTCTCATTCATAGCCGCTAAGAATGCCGACTGCTCGATGCCGCCGTACGCACCCATAGATAGCCCGCCTTCCATGTCCATAAGGCTCGCGTACACCGCGTCCCTCACAACCTGCAAGTTTGTGCCGCTATCTTTGTTATACAACGGGATTACTTCTAACCCTTCTTCGGGTTCCTTTTGGCCCAGTAACAACTCGTTCATAACGTCCATTATAAGCTCGTTCGTGGCTGGCAGGCCAAGGGTATTAAAGACACTTTGGATTTCGTTGCGAACGTCAGAAGTAACTTGAGCGCCCACTACCGCGACATCATCTTTTTCGAGTTCTCCAATTATGCTGGGTATCTTTAGGATGGGTTCGAATACATCGGCATTATAGCCCATCGGAATTAGGGAGCGATTACCCGCCTCAACCGTTGCTATGACTTCGGCGATTGTTTCGTTTTCTCGGGCGTTGATTGCCCTGCGAGCCTTCTCGAAAGCTGCGTCGAAGCCTCCGTTCGCAAGAGTTGTGTACTCTGCTTTCTTGGCGGGGCTAATGGTGATCCCCAGTGCTGTCAGGTCGCGCTCAAACTTTCTCAAGAACTCCTCTTTGCCAGCGTCAACCGCGCCTGCAAAGTCAAAGTTTGCATCCTCAGACTTGTTTGCGGCCTTCTCAACTTTAGCCAGTAACTCACTCATAGTGTCAGCGTACCTTTTCGTAATACGAGCTTTTTGTTCGGGGGTAAGGGTGACATCTGTTTTCAGAGTTGCCTCCATCTTCGCCTCGGCTGCCGCAAGCGCGTCTTCCTCGCTCATTCCCGCTTGGGCAAATGGCATGAGTTCGCCTTCTTCCACAGCGACCGCAACGTCTCGGGCTACTTCCTCTTCTTGTTTCGTCTTCAACTCGCTCAATCTTGTCGCGATATTTGCGTCCGCTGTTGCCGTGTCGAACTGCAAAGTATCGGAGTTTGGGTTGTTTTTGAAGCTGTCTTTCAAAGCGCTGATGGCTCTGTCGTACTCGGGTTGCGTTGTGGCCCTTTCAGCGATTTCGTTTGCTAGTTGAGTAAATCTCGCATCATCTTCGGTCTTGATTTTGTCGAGCCTGTCTTGCTCTATTCCCTCATTTATTTTGTCGAGGCTGGAAATTCTTATCCTGCCTCGTATCCCTTCGTCGCCCGCCTCACGCAACAGTGTAGTTCTAAATTCTTCATAGGCTTTTGGCGACATGGTTTGAGCGGCCTTCTCAAGTCGGCCCATGAAGGATTGTGCGAGCGCTTCTTTGCTGCCCTCGATATTAGCTTGCACTCGATTATATGCGTCATCGAGCCAAGCGACATCCCCATCCTGATTTTGGTCAGGAAATTCGAGAAGGAATGACGCCCTTGCCGTTTGCCAATCCTCGAGGGTCTTGATGTTTTTTGCGGCGTTGAAGGCATACCTTGACGCTTTATTTGTCGCGGCTTCTGCCGCATCAGAAATCGTTGTAGAAAGAACGGCCTCGCTTGTTTTAAGCCCGCCTTTTAACCTTAACGCCTCGTAAGCATCTGGATATTGGTTCTTGATTGCCTCTATTCCTACGTCCGCGCCCTCCTGAGTTTGGTTTGGTGCCGTCAGAATTTTTGTCACTTCGGCGAGAACGATGCCTTCATTCTTTTTGTCCTGCCGCACATACGCGCCCTTGAACTGGTTTGTGAACTTATCGCCCCATATGCCAGCTTTTGTGTTGAGGCTCTCGAACGCGCCTTTGGATGGGTTGTTGAGGTAGTCGTCAATTACGCGAGCGTTGTTCTCCTGCCAATCACCCCAAGCCTTTTCACCAGCCCGCTTGTAAACCGCGCCAAACATCTTTTCGTCAACTAGCCCATAAGAGTTCATCTGGGCTTTGAAGGCGGCTATTTCTTCGTCTTTGGTGCCGTACATGCCTGCCATAGCGTCACCCAAGCTAATGATGTCTGTAAGGCTTTGGCGAGCGTCCTGTGCTTTTTGACGCTTTGCTGCCTGCGCTGCCGCTGCGTCCTGCTTCGCTTTTGCGTCTCTGTACTTTTTGACTTGGCGCTTCATCGTCTCTTCGGTCGGGATGCCCGACTGTAGCCCGCGACTGTTGCCCGCAAGATTGCCGAAATATTCCTTACGCTCTGCAACGCTCGCGTCTGGATTTGCCCTTATCCATTCTGCATAAAGCTGTGCGTTCTGTGCGCGGCGATCCTTGCGTTTCTCATCTGCGCCGACGAAGGCGTTTGTAAAGCCGCCGAGTGCTAGAGCCATAACGCTCTCCTATGGTTTATTTGTTGTGCCCGTGATCGGGTTGTAATCTGTGGCCCTGTCGAGCCAAGTTCCGAATGAGCCGCCAGCCGCATCAGCCGCATCAGCCATGCGGTCGCTCATATTATTTGCTGATGTCAGCGAGGTGCCGAAGCCCGCTAAGTTCGCGCCATCTGCGGCAAACTTGTAAGTTCCAGAAGCCTCGTTGCCTTTGCCAATGGCGTAGTCTCGGAAAACAGAGCTTGTTTTATTCATGGTGTCGAGGCCCGTCACGTAATCGTTTAGGTACGTGTTGTTTCTCATGGATTGCAGGCTCTTAGTGTCGGTGATTGCACCGCCGTACATGCCAATCTTGCCGTCCGCAAACTCCATCCCGTAACGGCCACCCGCAATGTCATCGCCCGAGCGAGAGGTGCTGTAGTCGAGATTGCCTTTGATGTAGGTCTGGGCGTCAGTCATCGCATCAATTAAGTTCTGGTTGTAGGCTTGGGCCTCCATGTCAATGAGGCCTTTCTCCATCTGGATAGCGTATGTCGAGTTCTCCAAACCTTCGGGTATCTTGGCGCTCGCTCGAGCGCGAGCTTCCGCGACTGCCCTGCTTGTGTTTTGGTTGCGGAGATCAGCAAAGCGAGCAATCATCTCGTCTTGTTCTGATCGGCCTTGGTTGTATCGAGAGCTTGCGTTGTTGCGGAACCTGCTCTCGTCATTGATGAGCGTGGTTTGATAGCCCGTCGAGCGGTCAACAACTTGCGTGGCGTTTTGGAGCTCTTCAAGCTCACGAGCGTTCGAGAACATGCCGCGCATACTGTCAAACTGGTCTGCGCTTATCTGGTCAAAGCCACCGAAGTTCTCGTAAGCGGCTTCAATCGCTGCCCGCATTTCTTTAGAGCCACTGTTGTAAAGTGACATGATCCGCTCGTTACGAGCGATCTCGGCGGCGGTGAGTGCCGCCTGCTGGTTAGATGCTGAGTTGGCTCGCTCGTTTGCCTTGACCATATTCAAGCCAGTGAGTACCGCCATTCCTGTATTTAACAGGTCACTGCCACCACCACCAGAGCCACCAAAGTTTATGTCTATGCCCATAGCATTGCTCCTTATTTAAGCGTATAAAGAGCTTCCGAAGCCTTTGCGCCGCTCTTCTCTAAATTCATCCTGCCCACTGTCCACAGACAGGGGCACCTCGACGTACCTTACCTCGCCTGTTTCACGGTCTATAACCTCCCGTCGAACAAAGCCTCCGCCAGTGCTGGGGTCGATCATGGTGATGCCCGAGGTGTCTTCTGCTGCACCCCCATAAGACAAAAGCTGCTCGCGTAGCGAGGCGATCTCGGCCTCCATAACTGATGTATCTTCGCCACTTCCCGAATTAGAAATCGCGTCTATTTGGGTTTGAAGCGATGTGATCTCAGCGTTGATAGCTGCCGTGGCTTCGCTTGGCTCCATACTATCGTATCTAATTGCGAGATCATCCGTGGCGCTTGCTCCGCCTGATTGTCCGCCTGATTGTCCGCCTGCGTCAGCCCCCGCGATATAGTTGCCAAAGGTTCTTCGCGAATTACTGTTATCATCGTCGCCGCCCATGCTGGCTGCCTTTTGTGCGGCGGTCACGGCTTGACCATCCAAAAACTCTTGACGAACGCCGTTTACGTCTAGGCCGCCTTGGTAGTTCGCGCCTGTTGAGGAATAAACAACGCGCCCGTTGCGTATCTCGAGACCCTTCTTCTGGCCTATCTCTCCCTCGATCACGCCTGCGATGAGTTCTGGATCGACGGTAGATGATCTCACCTCGACTTCACCATCAGCGCCCGTACCATCCTCACCGAGCATATTACTGACACGTTCTGGAAGGCCCATAAAGTTGCCGAGCTCACCAAGCGGGCCGCCACCGATAAATTTATCGCTCGAGCCACCTGGGCCGCCACCATCTGTGTAGTCTCTAACGCTAGTAAAGTTTCCGCCAAGCATGTTTGAAATCGTGGTCAGTGAGTTGCCCGCATTACCCATGCCGTCAGCGCCGCCAAGACCCACGTTGTCGGCTGGGTCAACATAATTGTTTGTATTATCTGGATCGAAAGACGAGCCCTCGGTACTGTAGGTTGATCCAGACCGCCCAGCGCCGCCGCCGTCCATTGCATCGCCAATGCCGTCAAAGCCGAAGAGCCAACCATCCCCTTTTTCGTTGGTTGCTGCGGTCGAGGGCGCTGCTGTCGTTTGAGATACGACTTTGGGGGCTACGACTTTGGGGGTGCTGCTGTTGCTGGTATTAGATGAAGATGATGAGGTGGTGTGTGCTTTGGCAGTCTTATCATCAGGGTTGTTCGTCACGTAATCTGAATGCGATCCCGTCGAGTAGTTCGCACCAGACCCGCCAGCACCGCCACCGTCAAACATATCGGAAAAGTCAGAGTACCCTCCAATGTAAAACTCCATCTCGCCCGTCTCGGGGTTGAAGCTGCTCGAGCCACCCATATTCTTGAGAAGGTTTGCGGTGAATGGGGTGGCTTTGATGTTGTACCTGTCTCCGCCTCGGCCTTGGCTCGCTGGCTTGACGCCCATCGAGGCTGCCTGCTTGCGGTTCGCAATCGAGATGCCCGTGTTCGGGCCGAAAATTTGTGCGCTAAAAGCCATGTCGGCCTCCTCTATCTGCGGTCAATGTATGCGATATTGATGGGCGGGGTCGTCCCATTAAAGTCCTCTTGCTTTCTCGGACGGGTTGATCTTCGGAAACGCCGTCATGTCTTCCGTTCCAAAATAGCTGTCTAGTTCCATACCGACAGACGTGGCTCCTGAGACAAAATCGTTAATCGCTGGCACAGCGGTTTCTGCAAAGGCACTCCACGCTCCCTTTGCCTTCTCGGACATTTCTCGAGAGAGGACGCGAGCCGAGTAGTCAAAGCCTCGGGTTTCTTTCTTGCCGCCGCGCCGCTTCTGCTCGTCCTCGATTTTTTCCGACTGCTCAAGAATGGCAGCGATGTTTGCCCCCACGTTGGGGTTGCCCATCGAGCCGTCACGAACCACGGTATCCCGTGCTTCTCTTGCTAAGTCTGCTTGCATTCTTTCGAGGTCGCTGTCCTCGTAGCCATTGTAAGTATGAGCCATCGCTACGCGCCCCATAAATCCGCCGTCCATATCGTAGTCCGCCATCTGGCTCGCGTAATTAAGCGCTCTGCGAGCGTCGAGGCGAGCGCCGCTAATGCCGTCTTCGCCTTTGGCGTAAGTCATCTCAGTGTAGCCAGTGTCATCGTCACCCACGAATAGGTGGAACAGGCCGTCATCGCCTTGCTCTCCAAACATTGAGCCTCGCAAGACCGCTTCCTTGGGTAGTTGCGCTCGCATTTGATCCATCGCCGCTAGGAACATCTGGGAGGATACGAAGCTCTCCTGCGTGTCCTGTAGCCTTTGAAGGTGTGTCGGGATTTCGTCGCCTGACATTGATCTGTCGCCGTTTCCGCGAGTGTCTATATAGTGCAACCCAGAAGTTGCCATCGGGCCAGCCGAGCCGACATCATTGCCGCTCGTATCGCGATACGCCGCAGGGTAAAGGGTTTTGATATCCATGTTTCTAAAGGAGCCAAGCGTCTCGTCCTCGGGGGCTATATAATCGAGAGAGGGCTTTTGGTCGGGCGGAGGTGGCAGCATTGATCTTAGCATCTCAAGCTCGGGGTCGTTTATTAGAACAGACTGTGTGCCGTCATTGCCCATATTCGCCATCATAACGTCAGGCTCGATGCCGTACTCCGTTAGGTTTCCCTGCGCGTCCAAGCCCATCATGCCTGTGGTGCTCGACATTTCTGGGTCTTCTGGACGAAGGCGGGGTCGCAGAGATGTCTCGGGAGCGTTGCTTTGGTAAGCGGGTATCTCGAGAGTTTGCCCGCCGCCTTGCTTGGCTCGCTCGATACCTGCGGCCTCGTCCTCGGGACTTTGATCCCACGTTCCCGCAGGGTTGAAGTTTATGCCTTTGGCGTCCCTATCCATAATAGTGTGTATCTCCTGTGAGCGAGAATTAAGCGCTGGGCCGCTTTCGTAGAAGGGCCACTTGCCCTCGTTAATTTGGCTTTCCCAATGATCGAAAGCCTCGCCCTCGGTTAAAGGGCGGTCTGGGTTTACGCTTGGAACCCAAGCGGGAACCGATACAAACTTGCCCTTGTGTGGGCCGCGCTCGATCAGGATGCCCGTCGAGTAAACTGTCATCGGCCTGCCTTGACTGTCTCTCCCCACGCGACCCGTTTTCATTGAGTTGTTGTGGTACTCAACGATCCGCTTTTCTTGAGGGGAGAGTTTAAGGTCAGACATTTGTGATGACGCAGGCCAAGGTTACTTCGATGTCAGTGAGTGCGCTTTGCGATGTTATCTCAAAGCCGATCTCTCGTGAGGTGGTGGTCGCGTCTATCGCGATTGATGACGATAGGTTTTGCTCGGCAAGCGTTGACGAGACGGCGATCACATCGCCAGCGTTGGTGCCGTTGACACGAAGCTGAATGTTGCAAGTTCCCGAAGTTGACTTAACGGCTACCGCATCGATCCGTATGTTTTGCTTAAAGGCACGAGTTATCTTTTTAACTCCGTTAGCTATCGAGCCAGAGGCTTGAAAGTAAAACGAGCGAGTTGCAAAGGTGTCGGGTAGCTGTGCAACAGGAAGTTTGCCCGTGCTGTCGAGACCAGCAACGCCGTCCGCTGCGCCCATATAGGTTTTGGGAACTAGGGCTGTCTGGTCAACATTGCTGAACTCCAAGCCGCCGCCTGTCGAATTGACACGAAGGAACTGCAAGGCATTGGAAGTCGCGAAGGCTGGGATGCCTGTGTCTGGTGAGGTCAGTAGCCAGCCCGTACCGTTATAAAACTTTAGGACGTTGGGGTTACTTGATGTGTCCACCCACATATCGCCAGAGTTTGCAGTCGAAGGCTGCGTGGCGGACACGTAAACGCGCCCACGGTTAGCAAGGAGGGTTGAGATGCCACTGACCTTAGCTTGGGGGATTTCATTGTCAGTTACAGCAAGCCTTGAGAACGGGATTAAGCCGCTAGTGTTCGTGAATTTATCTTCGGTCATCAAGCCAGAGATGCGAACCTGTGCCGTATCCTCAATGATCATAAGGGTGATAATATCGCCTGCTGACATTACCGAAGTGAACGTGATGGTGTTACCGCTGGCCTGTTGGGTATAGTCGTTGACGCCGCCTTCCCTTTGGAGGACGCCATTTCGATAGACAAGGATAGCCTGCGTGTCTGTGTGAACGAAAGGGAACACTGCCTGTGAGGCCGCAGAGGTAAATTCTGTTCGCGTAAAGCCACTGTTGTTTGCAGCTTGAACTTTGTAGATGGTCACAACATCGCTGGCAGATGTTGCCGAGCCGAGCGTAACAGTGTTTGCTGTGGCGCTGTTCGAGAAGGTAGATATCGCCTGCAAAGCGCCGTTGATATACACAACAATATCGTCTGCTGCGTCATGGAGGAACGAAAACACTGTGGTGCCCGTTGGGTAGGGTATCGAGCTACCGACAGTGGCGTTGACAACGTGATCAACCCGCCCCGAAAACAGGGGTGCTCCAATCGCGCCTAAGTCTATGCCCGATGTGCCGCGCAATTCAGCAACCGTTGCCAAGCCCGTCCAGCCCGTCTCGCTTTCAGTGTACGTTCCCACTCTGTATTGCAGACCCGCAATGCTGTCGTTCCGAAGCTCAACGGGAGCGATTAGCTTGCCCGTGCTGTCGAACAGTATTTTGACTAGCTCGGCAAGCGTGTTATCGCCAAGCTCTGCGGCGTTGAGATAACGAACAATGTTCTCGACATCGGCCCCGATGTTGCCGCTTGATGTATGATTTCCAGGGTACAGTACCTTGAGGCGAGCCATTCTATTTCTCCTTGTGCATTAGAAATGCAAACGAAATGACCGTCAGGTCTGTGTCCACATCTTTTTCTTCCGTCCGAAAACGCATTCGTACGCCTCGGAAAGTATGGTTAAACGGGTAAGTGTAGTCATGCTTGAGGGGAGCATCGCCCCATCTTTTGTCGCCCTCTAAACGGTCGAGCACGACTTCGAGAGAGTGCATATCGCGACCTTCCTCATCGGTAAAATCGATAAAGAAGCTGCCCGTACCAGTTGCTTGCACTACAAATGAGTGGGTACGCTTTGAGCCGATGAAGTCACCAAGCCAGAGTACGGGGGTTTCGGCCACCATTTGCGAACGGCGGAGATCAGCTAACCCAGTTTCTTGCTTGAATGTTCGTCTAGTGCTTTCATAAACACCATCCGAAGTTCCGAAAATAAGGCGACCTCCCAAGAACGAACCACACCTCGGAAGGAGCGTGTCTCCTAGCTGGAAGTTTACCATCTCGTATCCCGAACGGAAGTTCATCGAGAGGCGTTGCGTAAGTTTACCGCCCGCTCGTGGGAAAAAGACATGATAGGTCTGCTCGTCTTGGTCAAAAACTGCCGAGATCGTTCGCGGATCAGGCGTTGACCTTACGAGTTCTTGATACAGTGGCTCGATCTCGTCAGATAGAGATGCCTCTGCAATGGTGATACCGTTTGTCTCGTTACGCATAATCGAGTGGATGCCTCGGCGAGAACAGAAAAGCAGGTCGGAGCCAGCGTTAATGATCGTGCCGTGTGAGATGCACCCGATACGAAGGTTGGCTCGGCTGTCTAGCTGCCACTCCTCAAAGCTGGGATCAATGATGTAAACGAGCGTTTGGTCTTGCGTGAACACGGCAAGGCGGTTGGCCTCAAATGTGCCTAGTCCGATGATCTGGTCAGCGGTGCCGATCAAGTTCGAGATGTCGATAAAAGCCGACCGTGTTACTTCGTTGGTGGTGGCTTCTTCTTCAAGGAAAATGTCAGGAGCATCAACGCGGCTGAACTCGATTACTGTTGGCCTGTCTTTAAATCCCGCGACCGCAAGGCGGCGCTGGATGGGAACGCCGAAGGCTGGTTTTATTGATGCGGTGGATGTCGAGAATTGAAACCCGTCATACTTATACATCTTGGTGTCGCCAGAAAAGATATGCACCTGACCCTTGAAGTTGGTCATGTGGACAATGGCGTCCTTTTCGTACGCGCTTACAACTACGTGGTCGCGGTCAGATCGTAAGTGTGTGGCGGCTGCGTCTGTCTCGGCGTAGACAACGCCCTCTCGGCTGTAAAAGCGGAGAGCCTTAATGGGGAAGTTGTTTGAACGGCTGTATTTGAAGAAAGCGGGGTCTCTAATTAGCTGACCTCGATAATCCACATAGCAGTTTTCCAAGTTGTAAAAGTTTTGCTCCTCCTCAGTCTCAAGAGCAGTGATGTCACGAGACCGATCAATACCCCGAAAACTATAATAGGCTTTCGAGGCCGACTTCACTCCGATTGCAGAGTAAGTAAGGCGACCCATCTAGTACGCCTTTTCTGTGGTAACGGGTGCGTAGGCTTTATTTGAGCCACCGTCTGTTATGGTGCGAGTGTACGCTTTGTTGCCGTTTGCTCGCTCGTGAAGGATGTTGTTTAAGCCAGCTTGGTAAAGCTGTAGGAATACCATTGCCTTTTCCGAACCCTGCTGGATGAAGTAATGAGAGGTCAGCCCGTCAATCATAATCATGTCGGGGATGGCGCGGCTTTCGGTGATGTCAGCGTAATAGTCGATGTCGCCGCCCGTCCAATATGGGTGCTGGCGAACGTCCTCGACCACTCGGTTGGCGAGTTCAATCATCATCATCATTACTTCGCCGTCCACTCGGGAAACGCTAAAGTTACCCGCCCGAACAAGAGCCGAGCGCACAAGGTTCTCGAGTGGAGTAAAGTTTCCCTTACCCGCAGCAAAAGGTTTTTGGACGCTCAGTTCAGCCATTGTTAATTATCCTCAGATGCTACGATGCGGCCCGACCAAACGTGGTGATGAAACATCATGTTTTCTTTGTGCTCGATAGGGAAACGCCACTTTACGTGCTCGCGGTTCTCGTCCCACATGCCCGTGAATTTCTCGTCTCCGCATTGAAGGTCAAAGACGCCGCTCTCTTCGCCAGTGGAAATGAAGTTCGCAAACTTGGGCTTCCACTTGCCCTTGGGCTTTGGGGTGTCATTAACGTATGCTTCGTTTTCGGGGGTACTTGGGTCGTCAGCGATGAAACTTCCTGTGCTCGTGCGGGCTCTCTTCTTTGCCATTACTTTGCTCCTGATTTGCGTGGGACTTTTATCAATGTTTTTTGGTTCTCAGTCGTCCCAAACGAAAAGGGCCACGCATAAGCGCAGCCCTCTCCTCTAGTATTGCTCTGAAAGTTAAGCGACTAGGTTCCAGTTTTTGATGTAAGTGTGAACTTTGTCCTGAGTTAGCTCGAGGCCGCACTCAGAAATGTACTGATGCTTCACGCTGTCAGCATCATTGGCTTGCAGATCACGCTCAAGGTTTGTGTCGCGACCGTCGAGGTAGCGATACTTGACGTACGGCATGTCAATGATGATAGCCGCGCTGTCCATTCCAGGGACTTGACGGAACTGCGGGTGCAAGTGAACCATCAAATCGCCAGCAAAGGTGCTGTAGTTTGAGAGGCTTACGCCGTAGCTTCCTTCGACAACGGTTGGAGACCAACGGTCTTTACCGAACTTTTGAAGGTGTCCCGCAACCTTGGCACCACAGAACATGAGCTTCTGCTTGGAGCCAAATGCGAAGATGTCTTCAACCAATGTGCGGTCGAATTGATCTTCTGTCATTGTGTTTGATGCGGTTGACCGATCATTCACAGTGGTCAGGGTGTTTACGAGGCCGCCAGTGTAACGAAGTGGCTGGGCAGTCGAGCCGTTGCTTTCGGCTTTCTTGCCAAAAAACATTGCTCTCTCGATGTCCATCATGTGCATCTTGAGAGCTTTGGTCGCCATCTCGTCTTCTTTGTCACCAGTGCGAAGGTTTGTGGCCTTCAAGGTGTTGGTGACGGTGAAAGCGGTTTTGAAGATTTGAGTGTAGTTCGAGGCTACAGTCGCATCGAATGATACGCCAGTTGGAGAGCCCGAGCCTTCCGCATGTGCCGTGCCAGCGATATACAGTGATGTGCCGTCAGCAATCGCCGCTGCGCCGCCACCAATGCCGCGTTCAACCGTCAAGGTTGTCGCGCCGCTGTCTGCGGTACACCGCATGACTTCGCCAGTTAGCGAGTTCACAACGATTGTTCCAGAAACCGCAAACAAGTTGTCGTTACCAGCAGCAACAGTAATCGTAGTCGCTGAGTTACTCAACGCTCCGTTTACTTGCAAGGTACGAGCGGGAAGCTCGTCACGAAAGTTTTTGTACTCTGGATCGTCGGTCGCTTCCGAGCTAGTCATTGCAAGCAATGCTTGCAAAGGCGCGCTGCCGTTTGGTTCTAACAGCGAATAAAGCTCGCGATAATTCTTTGGGCGGAAGTCCGTGCTAAACGTACCTGTGCCCCGTAGTCCTTGGATAGCAGCCATTTGCTAATCCTCCTTCGGATAGGGTTTCATTTTGGTTGGAACGTCAGAAGCCTCGCGGAATTTCACGCGGGATAAATCGTATTCCTGTTTAACATCGACTTCACGAGAGCCGTAGCGCTCACCGATATTGATGACCAGAATACTTATTTTTGCAGAGAGATCGTCCCTGTTATTTTTTATGTGGGGGTGTCGTTCAAGACGCAGCGATGGCGAACTTGTGTTGGCATACCTGTTTGCTGCCATAGTTCAATCTGTAAGGCTTGTGCTTTCTCGTAAGCCACGAGGTAACACGCGGACTTTGTTTCAAACTTTACTTCATTCTCACCAAAGGCTTGCTGCCCGTTGGCGAAAATAACCCAGAAAAACAAAGTCCACGGTTCCATATTATCCCCTGTTCATTGTAGCCCTTGAGGCTAGTCGAGCGAGAGTGTCGTCGCCACCCGATGATGCCATGCTTGAAGTTGGCCCACCCGACTGAGTGGTGAGGTATGCTTCGCGTCGAGCCGCTGTGTTCTTGAGTTGCTCGAATTGAGGCGTGTCCTTCATCCGCTTGAAGTCATCCACCACGCGGCGAGTGAGGTCGTAGTCCGAGAAGTCATTGCGATCAAAGCCACGCTCGCCGATAAAGGCAGCGAAGTCGGAGGCTGCATCGTCAGGAAGGCCAGCTTCCTGTTGCGCTCGGTCGAGGTTGTTGGAGATTGTTTGGGCTATCACTTGGTCACGAGAGGCGATTGCGGCGTCTCGTGAATTGTTGCCCGACTGAGCGGCAGCCGAAGCGTTATTCATAACGCCCTGCATCATCTGCATTTGCTGACCCATCTGTTGTTCCATGCGAGACACGCGCTCCATACTTTCCCGAAAACCTGGGGGTAAGGAAATGGCGTTGTCGTCTTCGTACTTCTGCCACTCTTCATTCATCTTGGCGGCATAGTCTGACGGTGTGCCTGTTTGGTCTCCGCCTTGAGCAACGCCCTCAGTAGGCGCTCGCTGGCGTCCCATCTGCGGGTTCTTGGTGTAGGCGTCAACGGATGCAGCCAACAGCTTTGCGATCTGCTCGGGGTTGCCCTTGGTCGTTTCCATCAGTCTCTCGGCGAGAGCATTGACGGGCTTCATCAGGGCTTGCTTGTGGTTGAGATCACGATAGCGGTCGTACGTTCCTGCGATTTGCTGGGGCGAAAGATTGCGCTCCTCTTCACCGAACTTGATCTTATACATCACGGCATCTTCGGCCTGACGATCTCCCTCGGTTTGCGGGGATGCGACTTCGTTGGCCTCTTCCTGCGCTGTGGTGGGTGCATCTTTAGGTGCGGGTGCGGGCGCGGGCTCTGGTGCAGCGCCTAGTTGCTGTGCAGCAATGCGAGAAACCTGCTCTTGCTGTCTTGGATCGATAGCCATTTTATTCTCCTTCTGGACGGCCTTGGCGGCCCATGCTTTCTTCAAGTGCTAAATCGCCCTGCATTTGCTGGACGAGACGTTCGGGCAGGTTAAGCAGTTGCTCTGCCGCCCAGATTGCTCCTCGCTGGAAATCCATCTGCTGCTGGGTCATGTCTGCCTTGCGAGACATGAGAAGGGCGAGTTGTAGTATCTCGTCCTTCATCACGATGTGTACGTGCTCCCAGCCCTTGCTTTCCGATAACGCGGTGATGTCTTTGATCTTGCGTTTAACGGAGATGGTTACTTCCCCTTTTTCTTGCCGCCAAGTACGGCTTGGGTGTAGATTTTCTTCGTTGGCATAGCCATGATGGGCTCTCCTATTTCTGAGTGCAGGGACAATCTCGGTGTTGCATTGGCCCTGTCTGGGTCTGCTTGCCGAGAT